AGTATGCGCCGTTCGCCGAATATTCCTGTGTCTCGCCATTGTTTTCAATTATTTTGCCAAAAACTGCTATATCGCCTAAAAGGTTCTTTTTTCTCACACAGGATATTTCAAAAGACTTCTTCTTTCCCGCCGTTTTCGCCATCCTGCGGCTCCATATGTCGAGCAATAGCGGCGCTTTGGCTTTGTATTCCGCAACATCGTCCGGGTTGAGTGCGCCTGTTTCCGAAATTTCGTCCATGATGGTCATAGCTCTTTCAAATATTTCCTGTCCTGTGTATGCCATAAAATCACCCTCTTTCGGGCAATATAAAGGGCAGGAAGATTAAGTCCTTGCCCCTTCTGCTTCTGCAATTTTCTTTAAGAGTGTTTCACGCTTCATGCTGTGGGCGTTCCTTATGCCAAGCTCTTTGGCTTTTGCTAAAAGTTCAGCTGTGTCGTCAGGTTCCTTCTCAGGTTCCTTTGTGGCTTCCTGCGCCGGTTCCACGGGTACTTCGTCCGTCACAGGTACAAAGCCCTCCCTTATCGGGATGTTGAAGGTGTTAGGGTCGCTCAGTTCGATTACAATATCGCCTTTTTTGAATTTCATGCTATCTCTCCTTATTAAGATTATTAAGAGGATTCAGGGGGGTACAATAGCCCCCCCTGTTATTGGGTTCCCTCACCGCCGCTGGCGGTTCCGCCGTCGTTGGCGGTTTTGTGTACGAAAATAGCGTCCTTCTTGGCATTCAGCACGAAGCAGTCATAAATGATTCTGCCCTCGATGAGCCAGCCATTTATACCAGGAGGATTGTTGTGGGTCTTGTAGTCCTCCAGTTTCTTAGGCGATACGCTGCACCTTGGCCAGATAAGCAGGAACGCCGTATTGGGTGGCAGATAAGAGGACGGTATCTTGATAATTTTGACTCCGTCAACTTCGCCAACCTGCCCGTTAATGAGCATTTTTTGCGCCATGTCGGAAGCCTTGATGAAGCTGTCGTCCTGCTTCAGGAGGTTGTAGTAAGCCGGGGTTACGAAGCAGACGCGCCCGGTCTGCGGCACTTTGTCCTCGTCAAGGGCTTCCTGAGCGTTCAGGAAATACGAATATGCGTTGCTGTTCGTTATTGCCTGAGTTTCAACATGACTATTGTTAGTTGCTGCGGTAGCCCATGCAGTCAAGCGGTATTTGTCGATTTCAGGGACGACAACCTCCTTAATCTGCCTTGCCAGAGCTTTCCCTGCTTCCTTGACCATCAACTGTTCGGTGTAGTTGCCGCGGTCAATGGTGAAAGTGAAAGCCCGGTCTTTTGACAGGCTGTAGTCCGTCTTGGTGTCTTCAAGCTCCATCGGCGTTCCGTATCTGCTGGTTCCTGACCTGCTATAGTCGCCCATTGCCACGGTATTAATGTTGTAAACCGTGACGGTCTTAACGCCATTCCAGTCGTAGTCTTTATTAAGTCCAATGTTTTCAGTCACGGACAAGAGCGAAAAACGCTCGTCTACCTTATTGCTGTACTTTGATGCAAGATTAACTGACTGATTAACTGACATATTTCATCATCCTTTCTTATCAAATTTCATCATCAAAACCTTCTTCAAATGGGTCTTTTGGTTTGCCTGCCGAACCGATATCCCTTGCGCTTCCCGTTGAGCTTGCGGCGTTGGCTTGGTTGGCCTGCTGGTTTTGCTGCTGTTGCTGGTACTTCGCCATTTCCGCTTTCAACTTTTGGTTTTCATAGCGGATATAGGCATCAAGCAGGTTACGCCCTTTAGCTACTTCCTGCCAGACTTCAACCGGAACTTCTTCCGGCTTTACGTTTGGATAAGCTTCAAGGAATTCAAGGTACATTTTCTGTTCCTTTTCCTTCTGCTCCCTCTGCTGCTTCTCTATCTGGTACTGCTCTCTGAACTTGCGGTTTTCCAGCATTTCCTTCGCATACTCTTCGGGGATATTCTTTTGAATAAGATCATTTAACGCCTGCTGTTCTTCCCATTTGCGGTCGTTCTCAATAAGCTGTTCAACAGTCAAGCCAAGCCTTTGCGCCTTCTGTTCAAGGTAGGAAAGCGTTGGCTTATGTTTGTTCAGTTCGGCTTCGTATTTCTGCCTCAGTTCAGCTTCTATTTGCTCGCGCATTTTAGCTAAACGTGCGGCAAAGGCTTTTTCAACTCCCCCATTCGCCCCGGCGGCAGGCTGTTGCTCTACGCCCGTATTTTCCTGAGTTTGTTGATTTTCTTTTGTTTCTTGTCCTTCTGTCTTTTTTTGTGTTTCCGTCGTTTCCTGTGGTGTGTCCTCATCAGGTAGCAAGATGTCGTCCTGTTCGGCGGCAACAGGTTCATTAACGCCCAAGCCTTCCTCTGCGAAAAGCTGTAAATCAATGTGTTTTAACATAAAAAACTCTCCTTTCATACCGGCGGCGTATGAGATTCAACGCCCGAAAATTTGCATAAGAAAGCGCCCTTTCGGACGCTAGTTGACTTTTCTTCTTTCTGTCTTAAACTTCGTTGCATTGCTCAAATCAAGCCCTGCGAAATCGTCGCATTTTGGGTTGATGCAAACCATTTTTAACTCCTGGTACACGTCTGTACTGTCCTTCTCGCTCACAAATTTGCTTCCGGCAATCATCATCTTGCCGCCGCAAGTATCGCATTTCACGCCCCACCACCTCCTTCCACGTTATAGGCGTATGGTCTGGGTTGCCTGATATGCTCACGTATAAGCGCCTTTGCCTGTTCCTCATATGCCATGGGGTCATTGCGCTGCAACATTCGCAGTTGATTTCGCGCTTCGTCGGGGAGCGTCGGTTCAATCTCCCGCATTTCCTTCGCCATTATCTCCCACATGAATTGCTCGTTTTCCGCCCTTCTGCGCGCTTCTTCGCCTGTCCTCGCCTCAATCAAGCCTTCCTTGTCGGGGATGATGCCCTTCTTAACCCGTTCAAGCCACTCGACAAAGGTTATGTGCTGCTGTGCCAACAGGTTATCGAGTGTAGCCTGTTGTGCGGCTTCGTCAAACGGGCTGGACGGGCTTACGTCTATGCGCAGTTTCAGGCGCATGTTTTTAAGCGTCTCCGTGTCAAGCGTGACAACCTGTTTCACACCGTTGCGGGTAATTTCTATCTGCCGTCCGTTGTACTGCGTGTATTTGGACATCCAGAAATCAAGCCATATTAAACCGACGTCCTCGATGTAACGGTAAAATCTCTGCTTGATATTGTTGAGCGGCACCGCTGCGTTTTTGCTGTTGACGATGATAGCCGACGTATTCGTCGGCGCAGCTTCTCCGAGTATGGATTCATTCGCGCCCGCAGCTTCCTTTGTCAGCGTAATAAACATCGTAAAGAAGCTCTGTACCGCCGCCGACAATTGCGCTGGCTGCATGTACTGTGCAACTGCGCCCACGCCTCCGGCGGAAGCGGCATCGTTTACGGCTATAGCCTGCGTAATGTCGTTGCTTATCGACGTTATCCGTGATTTATCGTAAATCATCCGCGTAAACCCGTGCCGGTATATCCATAGGGCAATCATGGAAGCAAGCTTATCTATGATAACCTGGTTCTGAATGAGTGAAGTCATTTCCGCTTCGCCATGACAAGAACCCTTGCGGATATCCCAGTTCATCCACGCCACGGGGTAACGATGTAGTCCCGTGTCCCATGTGTCGCGAATCACGACGTATTCTGTTGACCGCCTCGCCATGATGTGCCATTTTCCGTCTCTGTATTCACGCCACATTTTCAACAAAACAATGCACTTGCCGCTTTCTTCATCCTCGTTCAGTTCTATTTTCGCCCTGTCTCCCGCCTGGTTTCCCGTCTCGTTGTCAGGGATGATGTTCTCTATCTCAGCCTCTATTTCATCTTCGGACATGCCCCTCTTTTCGGCTTCCCTGCGGAATTCGTCCCGCACTTCCTTGACGTTCTTGCGGAAGGCTATAATGATGTAGGGCTGGACCGGTCCATACACGTTGTTGATTTCAGGGGTGTTCACATCGCCCAAAAACACGTTGACATTATCGACAAGATGCCCGTTTATGTCGCCCATGATCCCGTTTCCGGCATCTATGGTTTCATCCCAAAACCAAAAGCTCACCATATCGCCGGATATTGCGGCATCCAATAGGCCGTTTGCATTCATCTCGTCAAACTTTGTGTTTTCAGCCACAGTCCGGGCGTAATCGGTCAATTGTGACGCGATTTTCCTTTGAAGAAGCGACAATTCGTCGTTGGCATCATCAGACACACCTTGCGGAGTGAAGGTCATTGACACCCTGTCGGACATAACCATCGCAACCTTAAAGTCAACTATCCTTTTAGCGTACGGCAGCACAGCCGCAGGAAGTCCGTTAGTTCTGACGCCCTCCCAATGCCGCTTGGTGTAAAACCGCTCGTTCTTGTCAACTGTCTTGTATAGCTCAAGACTGTTTTTATGTCCAATCCCTATTTGATATTGCTGCCAATCTTTTGTTCTGTCCAAGGTTCATCACCCCTTTTCTTCTTCCTCTATGTCGCCCGTGAAGCCGAGTATGTTTTTCAGCCCTTCTGCAAAAAGGTCGTCCGCCTTAATCTGCTTGCCGTGTTGTTTTACCTCGTTTACCGCATCCTGCACGGCTATGACAGGGTTTTTAAGCGGCGGTGGCGTAATACCTTTTGCCGCGTCCATACCGAGCCTCAGACCAGTTCTGAAGCCTAAATACAAGCATAAAAAAAGCACTATGCCTAGTGCTGTAGAGATTATGGCTATTACCATAGATCGTTCCCTCCATGATTCAAATATTCTGAGGTTACTTCTCCCCCGAAGTAGCTTTCTTCTTCTTTGCCGTCATTGTAGTAAGCTTCGTCGATGTCGCTTTCTATGGGCTTTTCCGCAGGCATAAAATAAAGCCAGTTCAACGCCTGACTTCCTGCGTCAACGTCGTCGTCTTTTTGTGTTTTCTTTTCAGGTCGGAAAGCGGCATACTGTTCAATTACCTCCGCCGCCCATGTGCAGGTTTCGTAAATGCCCGGAGCGACTTCGATTTTGTCAGGTATATACACGTTCCCGGCTTCCCACAATGGAAGCACGGCGTTAAGCCTTTCGGCCTTGCTTTTGGTCGCTTTTATCGCAATCAGGCCGCTTACCTTGTCGCGCAACAGCCGGATTACCGCCGGGCCGTTTGCTTTGTCCTCGATAAGCTTGCCGATTGCGTCCGGATGCTTGATATTCCACGCATTTATGTTGTTCATCGTCTTTACAATGTCCATTCTTTCGTTTTTGCGGTCTATGAGGTAATAATTTGCGCCTAATTTTGCCCAAACATGACCGGCAACCGGGTCTGTGCCGTCCGTATCTTTGAATGAACAGTCCCACGACTGCACTTTCACAGGCCAAAAGCCGGGC